ATTATAAAAAAATCAAAAAAATGTTACTAGAAAAAAATTATATTTTTTTATCAGAAACAGATAGTGAAGTTATAGTGAATTTAATAGATTATTATTATAATATAGAAAAAAGAAATTTTGAAGAAATATTAAAAAATTTAGAAGATGAGTTAGAAGGAACGTGGGCGCTTGTAATTATGAATTTAGATTATAAAAATAAATTATTTTGTTGTAGACATGGAAGTCCATTATTAATAGGAATAAGTGATGATTGTGCTATTATTTCATCAGAAAAATCAGCATTAAATAATTATGTAAATAATTATTTTATATTAAATTCAAATGATATTTGTATTATTGAAGATAAATCAAATAATATAGTAATAAATACAAAGAATAAATATATTTATAAAGAAAATAAAAATCAGACAAATTTATTATCACCGGCACCTTATAAATATTGGATAGAGAGAGAAATAAATGAACAATATGAATCATCTTTGCGAGCTATTAGTCTAGGTGGTAGATTATTAAATAATAGCGAAGTTATATTAGGAGGATTGGAAATAAATAAAAAAATTTTAAAGAAAGTAGAAAATCTACTTATTATAGGTTGTGGAACATCTTTTCATTCAGGTATGTTAAGTAAATATTATTTTAATGACTTATGTAATTTTAATAGTGTTTCAATAATAGATGGTGGAGAATTTGATATAAATGATATTTCAAAAAAAGGAATAACTGCTATTATTTTACTTTCTCAGTCAGGAGAGACAAAAGATATTTATGATTGTTTAAAAATAGCACAAGAAAATAATATATTTACTATTGGAATTGTAAATACTGTTGATTCGATGATTGCGCGTGAAACAAATTGTGGATGTTATATAAATGCCGGTAGGGAAATGAGTGTTGCTTCAACAAAATCATTTACAAATCAAGTAATAGTTCTCTCAATGGTAGCAATATGGTTTTCACAAATACACAATATAAATGAAAATAAACGAGTGAAATATATAAAATATTTAAGACAATTACCATATGATATAAAAGACATTTTAGAAAATGTTAAAATAGATGATAAAATTATTGATTTATTAGATAAAAAAAATATTTTTATTTTGGGAAAAGAAAAAGGTGAGGCTTTATCAAAAGAAGCAAGTTTAAAAATTAAAGAAATTTCATATATACATGCCGAGGGATATTCTAGTAGTGCTTTAAAACATGGAGCATTTGCTTTATTAGATAAAAATTTGCCAGTTATGTTATTATTATTAAGAAATAAATTTTATACAAAAAATTATTCATGTTATGAAGAAATAATCTCGAGAGAAGCACCAGTAATAATTATAAATAATTATGACACTGAAACATGTGATGATTATGAATATGTAATAAGTATACCATATAATGAAATATATAATGAATTATTAGCTATTATTCCATTGCAAATTATAGCATATAAACTATCAATAAAACATAATATAAATCCAGATAAACCAAGAAATTTAGCAAAATGTGTTACAACTGATTAATTTAAGTATTATTTAATATTTAAATTAATAACTTAATTAAACAAAAATATATATAAATTTTATAATGGTAAAATCTATTTTAGATAATACAATTAATTATCCAGAAATAAAAAAATTAGATAAAGATGATTTAGAGTTTGATGCTACAGTTTATGAAATTGAAATATTAGGAATAACACAAGAAATAGCTTTAGGTCAGGCAAAATACAGTTTTATACAAAAAAATATTATATATTATCCAATATATTTAGTAGTAAAAGATAAGGTAGATTCTCAAATTGGTTTGTATGAAATATTAGCTGATAGAGAGCCTAATATATTAGATGAAGACGGTGATATAGACATTGAAAGATTAAATGAACCATTATTTTATAATTATTTTATAGAAGATTTCATTGAAAAATCATCTCACAAAAAAATATCAGATGAGGAAAAGAAAAGAGAAAATGAACAAGAGAAAACTGATGAAGAAGAAAGTGAAGAAGAGGAAGATGAAGAAGAGGAAGATGAAGGAGAAGAAGATGAAGGAGAAGAAGATGAAAGCGATGAAGAATATGACGAATGGATTAAACAATATATGAAAAGCAATTTTTATGAAATTTTAGATAACGAAGGAGGTGGTGATTGTTTGTTTGCTAGTATAAGAGATGGTTTAAAAACAATAGGACGTGATATAACAATAGGTGAAATGCGTAAAATTCTAGCAGAGCAAGTAACAGAAGAATTATTTTCAAATTGGAAATTATTATATGATGAAACTAAAACTAATTATGAGGAAATAAGAAAAATCATGAGAGAATTGAATACTAGAAATAAGGAACTAAAAACACAATTATCTAGTATTAAAAATAGAAAAGAACAACAAGAAATAATAAAAGAAGCGAGAGAAAATACAGAAAAATTCAAAACAGAAAAAGATAATGAAGGTTTTGCTAAAGAAATGTTAGAAGAATTTAATTTTATGGAAGGAGTAAATACAATAGAAGATTTAAGAAAAAAAATACAAACAAGTAGTTTTTGGGGTGAAACATGGTCAATATCTACATTAGAACGGGAATTAAAATTAAAATTTGTTTTATTTTCTGAACAATCATTTGAGATGGGAGATCAAGATAATGTATTAAATTGTGGACAACTTAATGATACAATATTACAAGATGCTGGTGTATTTAATCCTACACATTATATAATGCTAGCATATAGTGGTAATCATTATGAGTTAATAAAATATAATAAAAAAGGAGCATTTGCCTATGATGAATTGCCAGAAAAACTAGTAAAATTAATAAAAGATAAATGCTTGGAAAGACAAGCAGGTCCTTATTATTTAATACCAGAATTTAGAGAATATGATATACAAGAAAAAATTGATTCGAAAAATGAAGGCGAGGAAGTAGATGAAGAAGTAATGGAAAAGTTAATTACTCCAGAAAAAGAATTATATAAAGATGATGTAGTTTTTCAATATTATTCAAAATCAGCAGGAAATAAATTTCCAGGCGAAGGTGCCGGTGAAATACTTAATAAAGAGAGAAAAAGGGAATTTCTAGAGTTATCTAAAATACCAGATTGGAGAAGAAAGTTATCAAATTTTTGGGAAAGTAACTTAAAATTAGATGGAAAAACATGGAAAACAGTAGAACATTATTATCAAGGTAATAAATATAAAAATAATAATCCTGATTTTTATCAAAAATTTACAATAGAATCTAGTAGTGATATTTCAAAAGAACCAGCATTAGCAAAAGCAGCTGGAGGTCCAACGGGTAAGTATGAAGGAAAAAGAGTAAGAGATGAAAAAATAAAGATAGATGAAGGTTTTTTTGATAAAAAAGATGAAGTAATGACTATAGCTCAAGAAGCTAAATATGAACAAAATAAAGATTTAGCTGATATCCTTTTAAAAACAAAAGATGCAAAATTAATGCATTTTAAAAGAGGCTCAGAACCAGAGCGTCAAGATATATTAATGAAAATAAGATCTGAATTAGTAACTTCTACAGATTAATTCACAATTATTATCTAAATTTAATGTGGTAAATTGTTTTATATTATCAATATCTAATGAAAAGTTGTTACTTGATACTAAATAATAAACTTCTTGAAAAGATTGAAAATTTTCAACATATTCTATGAGATCCTTATTTATTTTTTCATAAATATTAACAATCCATAATGTTGGGGATGATTTAACTTTATAAAGTAAATAATATATAATAGATAGACTCATAATTATAATAATTAATATAGTTATAGATTAATTATTATAATTATTTTAAAATCAATTTTAATTATTAGTTATAGCATATAGTTCATCTGGTTTTTCTGGTAATACCGACGCATGTAATTGGAAAATACAATCATTTTTAAATATAAAAGACATTCTCACAACAAGAGGTTCATTTAAACCTTCCCAATACCATGTAATTAACGCTGTATTAATAAAGTAGTTATTATTGATTTTTGATAAATTATATTTTCTATTTAAAACTTTAATCCCAGGTAAACTAGTAAAGAAATTGAAATATTCTTCTATTTGTTTACCTTTTCTTAATTTTGTTGAAACGGTAGCAACTAAAGTAGCATCTTCACAAAAAAGATTGGCTACATCTCTAGGATTTCTATTAATAGTAACTTCTTTTATCCATTTATCTGTTAATTGTGAATAATAGTTACTCATAACAAAAGTAGAATTTATAAAGAATTTGTAAATAATTAGAATACCAGTTATAATTAGAAAAAATATAAATAATTTGTTAAAATTGAATTCAAATTTTTTTGCCATTATATATATTAAAAAATAAAATAATAATTAATTAATATATAATATATGATATTAAATAATATTAGTAGTGATATAATTGAAAAAAATATGAATAAAATAAAGAATTGTAATATAGATTATTCTGATATTAAATTAGATGAATTGAAAAATTATATTTATTTATTTTATAGAATAATATATAGTGGTAATAAATTTATTAATAAAAATTCTAAACATATAGAAAAAAAAATAGAAGAAAACAAAATATTTGATAAAATTAATAAACCAATAATGTGGAATTCAAATTTTTTTCCAGATAATATTAAAAAATATATAGAAAACGAGTTATCAACAATGATTAATTATAAGATAGAAATAGATTCGAGAACTTTTTCTCTCTACTTTTATATTTATAACGATGATGAAATATTAAATAATATTGATAATTATGTAAAAAATGTTTTTATTTGGTTATATATTGGAAATGAGTATATAAATAAAAATTGTTCAAATTATACAAATATTTATATATATTTAACACCTTTTTTAAAAAAACTGCCAAGTAAGAGTAATAAAATATTGGACCACAATAATGTAAATACAGCATTTACAATGAGTGGTTGTAATAAAAAAGGAGAGATAATTATTTATAGAAAAGAAGAGTGGTTTAAAGTATTGATTCATGAATGCTTTCATAGTTTTGATTTTGATTTTTCAACATCAAATATAGAAAAAATAAAATATAAAATAAAAAAACAATTCAATGTTAAGAGTGATCTATTAATTTATGAAAGTTATTGTGAAGTATGGGCTAGAATAATAAATTGTTTGATAACAGCATTTGCTTGTTTAAATAATAAAAAAAATATAAAAAAATATATGGAATTAAGTAATATATTTTTACAATTTGAGAGAATATATTCATTACAACAATGTAATAATATTTTAAATTATATGAATCTTTCATATCGGGAATTATTAATAGATAAAAATAATAATTACAATGAAAATTCTAATATATTTTGTTATTATGTTATAGGGGCAATTTTAATGAGTGATTATTATAAATTTATGGATTGGTGTTATAAGAATAATAAATACTTTATTAAATTTTCAAATAATCCCGAAATATTAGTATCATATGGAAATCTAATAATAGATATTGGTATAAAAGGAGAATTTTTTGATGGGTTGGAATGTGTAAAAATGATTAAAGGAAATATCGCACGAATGAGTTGTATAGAATTATGATAAAATTGAATAATTAAATTATTAAGATAATTAAGAAAAGAATATAAATTATGGGGATTCGTTTATTAAATAAATATATTAAAACAAATTGTAAGAAAGGAGTAAATGTGATAAAAATGGAGAATTTAAGAGGAAAATATATAGTAATTGATACGTCTATCTATTTGTATAGATTTTTACAAGAAGAAGTGTTACTAGAAAATTTTTATTTATTATTATCACTATTAAAATATTACAATATAACAGGAATTTTTGTATTTGATGGAAAACCACCAGAAGAAAAATATAAATTAATTCAAAAACGCAATAGTGTAAAGGCGGAGGCACGCGAAAAATATAAAGAATTAGAAATCAAAATAAATGATAATGAATATGAAAAAGAAGGAAAAAATGTCATAGAAAATGAAATGGTTGAATTAAAGAAAAAATTTGTTAAATTGGAAAGATATCATATTGATAGTATAAAAAAATTAATAACAGCATTTGGTGAAAGTTATATTGATGCAGAAGGTGAAGCTGACCAATTATGTGCTAAATTAGTTATAAAAAAAATAGCATACGCTTGTCTAAGTGAAGATATGGATTTGTTTCTCTATGGATGCCCAAGAGTTTTGCGATATTTAAGTCTGTTAAATGAATCAATGGTATTGTATAATTTATCAGAAATATTAAAAGAGTTAGAAATATCATTAAATGATTTTAGACAAATCTGCGTTCTATCAGGAACTGATTATAATGATAATAATAATGGTTTGGATTTATACAAAAGTGTAGAGTTTTATAAGAGTTACAAAAATGATGAAAAAAATAATAATAATAATATTGATTTTTATACATGGATAGATAATAATATGAAGGGAATAGTAAATATTATTGAATTGTATGTAATTAATAATATGTTTCTATTAGATAATGTCAATTTAAAGCGGTATAAGATAAATAGAACTTTAATAGATAAAAATAATATAAAAGAAATTATGAAGCAGGATGGGTTTATTTTTGTAAATTAAATACTAAATTTAATAAACTATAATATAATATTATTAAAAAGTATATTATATTATACTATATTAATAGTATGAATGAGGAACGTTACGATAAATCATTAAAAAAGAGAAAAACAATAGTTGATGAGAAAAATTTTTTTATTCCAAACTATAGTGAATATGAAATATTAAAAAATAATAATTATAGGGTTTCATTTTTAAAAGATATTTGTAAACATTATAAACAAAAAGTTTCAGGTAGTAAAAAAGAGCTTGAAGAACGTATATATAATTATTTGCGCGAATCATTCTTTATAATTAAATTACAAAAGCGTATTCGTGGGTATTTTCAAAGAAAATATAATAATTTATTAGGACCAGGATTTTTAAATAGAAGTATTTGTAAAAATGATACAGATTTTTTTACTTTGGAAGAAATGTCAGAAATATCATATAATCAATTTATTAGTTATGTAGATGAGGAAAATAATACATGGGGATTCAATATTTTATCTCTCTACAATTTATTTTTAAAAAGTGAAAAAGGTGTTTTAAATCCGTATACAAGAAATAAAATTTCAGTAAACATATTAACAAATATAAATAATGTAATAAAATTATCGAAATGTTTAAAAATAGAATGTGATACAAAATTACAAGATATAAGTAATGATTTTAGTAATAAGAAAAAAATAGAAATGAGAACATTGGAATTATTTCAAAAAATAGATGAATTAGGCAACTATACAAGTATGAAATGGTTTTTAGATTTAAATAGACAACAAATAGTTAGATTTATTAGAGAGATGGCAGATATTTGGTTTTATAGAGCTCAAATAACAGACCAAACACGGCGAAATATATGTCCACCAATGGGAATATTATTTAGAAATATAAATTTAAATTATATTTCAAATTTATCTTATTTACAAGTTCAAAAATTAGCATTAAATATTATGGAACAATTAGTAAATAATGGAATTACTCACGATTTTAAAGTTATGGGTAGTTATTATGTATTATCCGCTTTAACATTAGTCAATAATGAAGCAGCCGAATCATTACCGTGGTTATATCAATCAGTAGCTTACTAATAAGCATTTGAATAATATAATAAATAAAAAATAATATTTTTATTTTTTATGTATTTTTATGTATTTTTATTTTTTACTATTCTTTAGATATAAGTTTAAGCACTTGTAGCGGCAGCAACAGCGGCAGCTTCGACTTTTTGCGATTTGGCAAAGTGGGGGCTCATGTAGCGTTGGAGGTTGAAGTATGTGAGTTCTTCTCCTGATTTAATCTTGAGAAGGGAGGCAAGTTTCTTGTCAGGGTTAATCTTGCGACCATTTTCTTTGTCTTGTAGATTGTGCTCACGGATGTATCCGTTGATTTCGCGTGTAACTTCAGTGCGAGCCATTTCAGTGCCAACTGGTTTGTTGAGGAACCCGGCAAGTTCGTTGCTGATGAGTGTAGGTTTAACAAAACCAGAGGGAGCACGGTTTGTCGACTTGCGCTTGCGTTTGGCATTGGCTTTTTGGGCAACTTTGAGTTCACGAACCGAGCGTTTTTCAAGAGCACGGAATTCGGATTTTAGCGAAGCAATTACTGTAGTAAGAGATTGAAGTTTTGAAAGGAATTCAGTGAATCCTTCTGTCATTGTAGAAAGTTCAGTTGCTTCGGTGGTTTCGACCGGAGCATCGGTTTTTGTAAGAACTACATCAACCTCGGGTGTTTTGGATTTTGTAGTCTTTGGTGTAGTGGTTTTTTCAGCTTTAGCTTTTGTTGTTTTCGAGGTTGTTTTATCAGTTACAACTTCAACGGGCATTTCAGCAGCAGCGGGGGTGGTTGTGGTCTCGGTTTTTTTTGCTTTTGGCATATTTATAACCTACTATATAACGACCTTTTTAAGTGCTTTAAAAGGATAATATATATTATATATTTCTAAACTTCATTATGATACCATTTTTAAACGAAAAAAAAATATTTCTAAAATTATTTGTAAAAATTAGAAATATTTCCTTTTTTTATTTTTATTTGTTTTTCCTAGAGCCTAGTTTTCATGGTAATAATTTACCATGAAAAGTGTGTTGTAAAAGCGCAGTTTCCCCAAATATTAGCTTGTAGACCTTCTAGGCATTTTGGGTTGCCATCTTCATCCTTCGGCAAATAAATGCTGTCAGGGTTTGTAATTTCATTAATCCAAAGACGATGAAACTGCTTTGGATTTCCAATTCCATTACAGTTTGCCTTAAAGTCACCCCAATCAAAATTAATATATGCTTCCCGCCTTCCCTTTGCTGACATGTTTTTGATTTTTCTCTCAATCATGTCAAAATATTTTTCGTTGAGCAACTTGAACTTTTCCTGCTTGACCTCCTTCATCCACTGTTCACGTTTGTTAGTTTTTTCAGCAAGAACCTTAGCATCTTCACTTACAACAACATCAGCCTGCTGGATCGCAAGGGAACGCATCTGCTCAATGAAAGACATTTTGATGTTTGATAGAAGTTTGTCGGTAGTATAGTTACATAAATTAAAATACATTTCAATTTTTTTTATTTTTATTTTTTAAGTTTTTTAAATAAATAAAAAATAAATAAAAATAAAAATAAATTTCCAATAATGTGTAATGAGTAAAAGTAATGGATATATAAAAATTAATTATTATGGTGGGTATGGAAATCAATTATTCATTTATTTTATGGGTAGATTGTACGGAGAGGAACATAATTTGACATTAATAACAGAAATAAAGAATAATTATATAAAGTTAAAAAATAATTCTATAGATGAAAATATTATTTTTGATGAAGATTTGAAAACATATACATTGAGAGATAAGGATTTTAATATTGATACTAGCGAACTTCCATATTATGGAAGAGGTATATATATATTTGATGGATTTTTTCAATATGAAGAAATTTTTTATTTAAATAAAGAGAGAATTTTAAATATGGTAGATGAAAAATATACAACAGAAGACTATTTTTCAATACATGTAAGATTGGGAGATTATTATTTGCCAAATAATAGACATTTAATAATTAATTGTAATTATTATATAGATTGTATAAAAAAATACGGAGAGAATTATGAAAAAATATATATAATATGTGATAAATTAAATGAGAGATGGGAAAAGTTATACATGTTTAAATTAATAAATAAAATTAAATCAATAAATAAAATACCAATATATAAAGAGCAAAGTTTGGTAGAAGACATAAATAGTATTATTAAATCAAAATATATTGTAACATCAAATAGCACATTATGTTTTTGGGGAACATTTTTTTCAAATGCGGAAAAAATAATCTCATTTCCATATTTTGGTATGGATATAAAAAAAAATAAAAAAATAGATATTTGGGATAATAATCCACAAGTATTTAAATATAATAAAAATAAAAATATTTTTTTTAATAAAGATTATAAAAATACGATAGACTTCTTTGAAAATATGATTTTATAAATTTTTTATTTTACTTTTTATATATTTTAAAAAAAAATTGATTTAAAGAGAATACAATATATTAAACTATCAATAATGGCAGGTGCTGATAATATGATTCTTAACGGTGTTACAGACGATCTTAGCAACGTCGTTTACACAAAACCAAAAGTTAATACTGTTGGTGGTAAAAGCATTGGTATTCTAAATAAGAAAAGCAACAAAAGCATGTTTGTATCAACACCTCTTATGCTTACTTGGGGTATTAATGAATATGTTGATGAACAGTCTGGAAAACGAACATATGATATGTCACTTCAGTTTCCAAATGAAGAATACAATACACCAGAAATCAAAAAGTTTCTTGATAATATGATTGCTTTTGAAAGCAAAATTAAAGCTGATGCCATTACTAATTCAAAAGAATGGATGAATAAGGCAAAGATGACAACTGATGTTGTAGATGCTCTATTCACGCCAATTCTTAAATATCCAAAAGATCCTTCTGGTGATCCTGATACTAGCCGCTCACCTTCTCTTCGTGTAAAGATTCCATTCTGGGAAGGAGAATGGAAGTGTGAACTTTATGATACGGAACAAAATCAACTATTCCCATCATCATCAGGAGTAACTCCTATTGAACTTATTACAAAAGCTTCAAATACAGCTACAGTAATTCAGTGTGGTGGCATTTGGTTTGCGAATGGTAAATTTGGTGTTACATGGAAGCTTCTACAGGCAGTAGTAAAACCAAAGCAGAATCTTAAGGGTCAGTGTTTTATTAATCTTTCAAATGATGATAAGACAAAACTTCAAACATCAAATCTTGATGAAGACGATGCCAATGATGTTGTTGCTAAAGTTGTTGAAGATACCGACGATGAAGATGAACCAGCAGTAGCAACTACAGAACCAGTAGCAGAAGAAAAAGTAGAAACGCCAACAAAGGTAAAGGAAGCTGATCTAGACGAACCACCCGCTCCTCCTAAGAAGAAAGTAGTTCGCAAGAAGAAAGCGGATGAGTAAATAAAAAATTTTGAAAAATAAAAATAATTAATTAATTAGTTTAATAATAATAATAAAATTTTTCTATTATTATTAATACAAAGTAATGTTTATATATATATTAGATTTGTTTTCTATATTATATATATTTTCATAATCTATATTTGATATACCGTCATTTTTAATAGTAATTATTTGATTTTTTTTTATTTTAATATTATCCATATTTATACTATACTTTTTATTTCCAATACTTATTTCATAAGTTTCTTTTTCCAATAAAGAATGTAATTCAACATTATCGTTAATAAATATATTATTATCATCATCTATAAAAATATGATTATCTATTTGTGGTATACATTCAAATATTAATTTGTTATTTAAAGTTTCGTATATTATTTCATTATGCCACATTGGAATAAAATAATCTTCATTGTCTATTTTTATTTTAAATACTTCATGATTTAATAAATTATCTATTGATGGATTAATAATATATTTTATATCTACTTTATTATTTTCTTCTAAAATTTTTTCTATTTCTTTTATTATTATCGATTCTTTAATTAAATGTATATTTGTT